ATAGTTCAAGGTTTCTAAGTACTTGATTATCAGTCTCAGCATCACTACGTCTTTTACCAACGAAGAATGCTGCGATACCTGTTAATATATTTGATATAATTAATAATATTTCTGTGTTCATATTAATAGCAATCTTGACAAGGAGGATTTTCATTTTGCAACTCAGAGTACACTGTAAATTGTTTGCTTATTTGTCTCATATCATAACCTTTACGAGATGAATGACGTAATGCAATTCCGTTCATATACTTCTGTGCTCTATCAGGTATCATACCATCAATAGTAGATTGTGTAACATAATCAGGGAATTTGTTCTGACCACGACCGATTAATAGATAATCTTGAAGACGTGTCATATAAAAGTCTGCAGTTTGTTTTTGAACATTTCTTAAATACTTAAATGTTTCAACATCAACTATTGATGCATTCTCCATTTGTCCTTGTGTAATACCATTATTCATTGTTCTATACATTATATTCGGCATTGCTCTAAAGTATGATTGTTGCAACAAATATGGTTGGATATAATCATCCACCAATATTTTTTCATCAGGATTAAAAGTGTTACCCGTTGCAGTTACTTGTGAACATAAATGATTATAGAACTTTGTACCAATGATGGTTTGAAGGTCTATATCTTGACAGATTTGAACGTTTGCTTTTAAAACATCCATGTCTACGTTCTTGTTGATTGAGGTGAAATTCTTCAACTTTACCTCTGAGATTAATAATACTCCCATATGTTATACTTGTGTTGTTACTACTGGTTTATCATCCACTACTGGATTTTCTTTAACATCTCCTGTTAAGAATAATGATAAAGGTTTTATTTCAAATGTTGTTGGTTTTTCAAATTTCAATGAAACCAATTTGTCAAAAACTGGTAACAAGCAGTTTTGATATGGCATAATAACCATCTTACGGAAATACTCAGAATGTTCAACAATCTCGTTACCACCGCCCAATTTTCCACTTGTAGCAATACCAAATAACTCAGCACTTGATACTCTGTGTGATGATAATATGTTTCTTGAAATGTCATCGTTTAATGTTTGATAATATGAATCATTATCGTTACGAGGAATCTGTGTAATTTCAGGAGATTGTTCCTTACTTTCGTTGAATGAGATAATTGCTTGACCAGCATTATCTGTTCCACTATATTGTGATTCTAATGCTCTAACTAAAATACGTTGTTCTTCTTCGCCAGGGATACCATTGTTATAGTTAATCCAAAGTGATGGAACCATACCTGAACGTAAATTGTTCATATGAAAGTTCTTTGACTCCACATCAATCTCAATGGCTCTTTGTCCTGCTGACCAATCAGGTACAGGATAGTAACTCATTGATGGCATATATGATTTATAATAATATATTTGATTTGGGTCTGATTCCTTTTGTGAGAATGCTTTAATTTCAATTGGTGGATATTTCTTAACGTCTTTCCAATTTGCACTATAATAATAACAATCAATAAAGTCCTCATCGTTTAACTTACCACTTCTAACTCTACTAAAGTCAAGATGATAAATTTCAGCAATTGTTTTCTTATCTTTTGCCCATATTACGTTTAACGCAAATCCACCAAATAACATAAAATCCAAAGCACATTTTCTCATTACTTCAGATACGTTTTCTGTTGGATTTATTAGATTTATTGTAGCCATTGGGTTGTTAAGTGATACAACACCGTCACCCATTATCTGGTTTACTTTTGAGATGATTATAGATTTGTGAATTGCACAATTGTCAAATAATTCAATAAAGTACTGAGGTAATAGGTTATTTTCACCATAATACACCCACGGGCTTCTTTGCAACACTTCAGAAAATACTGGTAAGGTTGCTGTATTAAAACTTATTTTTTGAAATTCACTTCTTTTTACTTGTTCGCTCATAGATTAATCTTGTATATATATGTAATTCTCATTTACTTCATTATCAGAAATATATTGTGTAAATGGATTAGCTTCTTGTGTTCCTTCTAATACCACAATTCCTGTAAACACTAATACATCATTAGGAGTACCATATATATTTAATATATATTCCCCCTCATAATTTAAATCATCTGCATTTAATAGCAATTCAATTTCACAGTAACGAATGTTCTGTGCATATTCAGCAGGATTTGCAGTATTAATATTATATGATTTAACCTCCTTACTCATTACGTGAGTAAAAGTAAGAGTATAACCAGTAAAGGTGTCTCTACTGTTATTATTAATATTTAAAGTTAAAGTATTTGGTTGTGACTTTTGTAGATATAACATAATATTACTTCTTATATATAAATATAAAAAAATCCAAATTGAATTGGTATATTTAAAAAATAATAAAAAAAGGGGCAGAACGCCCCTCTTTTAACAGATTGAGATATAGAAATTCGGTCCACAACAGACCTACTTTTTTATTATCCAATGATAGTAGCACCTGTGAACACAGAACCTAATACTTGTGCATAAGTTGCTGTTTGTTCATCAAAAGTAGTACTTAAGATTGTATTTGCAGGAGTGTTTTCTTGACCCGTAAACACCATCGTGAATCCATTGCGATCCCCGTATGCAGTACCAGTTGATGCATCACCACCTGAAAGATACATACCGTGTACTTGACCTAACAAATAGTACGTATTATTTTGATCAATTGCAATAATTTGAATTTGATCATTTTGAGAAAGAACCTTTAATTGGTTTCTCTTTTCTTGATCGTATCTAAATAAAATTGCAGTTAAAACTTGTTCAAAAAATATTGTACCATTTTCGAAATTCTTTTGTACGTTTTGTGCTAAAGAAGAAGTGTTTCTCTTTAATTCAAAACCATAAAGTGTAGTGTTAGCCGCTGAAGTAGCACCAGTGATAGCTCCATCCACATCGTATGTATAACCAGTTACACCACCTAAGGTTGAACCTGAATTACCTACAATATAGATTTTTTTAATACCACCAATTCCATCAGAACATCCCAACGCTTCACCTGAAGTTATATAACAAGACATATATTTGTATATTTAATTTTTTGTTTATTTTTTTAAAAGGGGGATTTTATTCCCCCTTTAATATTTGTGTTTACTTAGATTATGCTAAGTTGTTAGTTGCAAAGTATGCTGTAGAACCGAACGTAGCGATCTGTCCACCATAGTTGTAGTTTGCACGTAGTCTAAGCTCGTCAAAATCTTTAGAGTACCAAATTACTAATTTCTCGTGATCAGATAATAAGTCAAAACCTACTACGATGTACTCACGTGGTCCAATTACTACTTGATTAGAACCGTTCAAACCAATGGTAGGAACAACTTTAACGTTAGTGTTTGGATGAGTAGCTTCCATCATTGCTGTAATATCAGTACCACCGATATAGTTAGCGAAGAAGTTAGCTCTTGTTAATGCTTGTACATATAAACGGAAGTTTGCATAAGACATAAATACTACTAAGTCTTCACGGCTCATTGCGTTGTCATCTAATACGTTGATTAACTTATCAACTTCAGTGATTGGGTTACCAGATACACCATAAGCTGCAGATGAACTGAAAGTTACACCGCTTGAGTTAGCAACACCAGTTGTACCTGTGCTAATCAATGTTTTGAAACCATTGAAACAAGATGTACCAGTTGTAGCTTGCCATAATTGTTGCTCAATTCTTTGTTGAATTTGTTTAACTTTTAAGTCAGCAATTTGTTGTTCAAATGGAACTGACTCAGATGTTTGACCTGGAGCCATTAACATTGATTGGTATGTATCATACAAATCTTTGTAACATAAAGCTTCATTATACTTTTCAGGACAAGTTGTGATATTAGCTTGTGTGAAAGTTGTAGTACCAGATGGTTCCCATCCACAAGTACCATCGTTGAAAAACGCTGTAGAGTTTAAAAGGTTCAACGCTTGTGTTCCTTTAATACCTAAACGTACGTTTGCGTATCTTGCAGTTGTACCGCCGATTAACGCTTTAGAAAGCAATTCTCCGCCTACTTGGTCAACATATGAACCAATACTAGCGACGTTGTATGCAAATTCTTCTTTTGATAAAATTTTCATTTTCTTATTTGTTTTTAATTATTTGTTGTTATTTCTTAATGACATAATCATAGCTAATTTAGCGTCTACATCATCAACTTTTTCTTGTTTATTGAAATCTGTTTTTCCATTAGCAATTGGTTTTGCTGCTGGTTCTTTTTTGAAAGAGTTAAATTCATCTTGTAAAGCTGAGTAACCTTGTTCGATTTGCATCATTTTCTCACCCATTTTCTTTACAAACTCTTTTAACATTTCCATCATTTCTTTGGACATTTCCATTTCAGGTTGTTTCATTTCTATTTCGATTTCAGGTTTTTCACCTTCATCTTCAGAAACAACTTCCTCAATTTTAGCAATAATCCCTTCTTTGGTTTCTACCTTAGTTCCGTCCTCAAGTTCGTGAACACCGTCTGGTGCAGGAATTTCTGCGTCAGGGGTAACTACAATAACTTTAGCACCTTCTACTAAACTATCACCTTCAACTTTGATGACTGTTCCGTCAGCCAATTTTGCATCAAGGAAAATTTCTTTTACTGCCTTGATTGAACCGTCTTTAACTTCTATTTCAAAGTTTTCAACTAATCTGTATGAACCATCTTCTAAAGCCACTTGTTCAAAAGTATCGTTAATCTTAACGATTTTATTACCAACTTCTAACTTAGCAGCTTGAAGGATAGTATTATCTTCTAATTTAAATGACAATAATGTTGATTCATCAGCTAAAAATCCAAACTTAACCATTAAAGATTTAATCTCTTGAATTGCGTTTTTAGAATTTGACATAATTGTTTATTTGTTTTAATTTATTATTCTCTTATATATAAATATGTGTTTTGATATATATTACCACCAAGTATTAATATTTTTTCAATATCTCAGCTACTTGGTATAAAAACATCTCTTCTTTTGTGAAAGCAGATACCTCTTCAAAGAAACCAGATACAGAAAATCCGTTCAATTGACCTTCCTTAACTTTTTTCCAAATCTCATCATTTTTTACTTTCATAGATACAAACCAAGTTCCAATAGGGGTTGATTCATATCCATATTTTGATGACTTATCTGACTCATCTTCCTTAATCCAAGACTCAACTACATACACATCTTTTACCGCCTTACCGTCGTGCATCTGATCGTTATTGTCTGTGTATTTGTTTCTCATATACTTTTCAGCAATCATCTTGATAGTTTCAGCACTGAAGAATACATAATACGGATTACCCAAAGCATCCTTACGGAATATCTTCATATCAGGAATCATCGCTGGTCCAAGTACAATACGTTTTTCCTCATTATCAATTTGAAAATATTGTTTTGACATTTTCTCTTCTTGATTAATTTTAGATTTAGCCCAACTTAAAGCAGACTTTCCTCCCCAACTATCATACATCAATTTACCACAACCATCACCATATCCCTTTGAACTTTCTAAATCAACCTCGTGTCTTGAAAGATAACTATACATACGTTTTACGGTATCCAAAGATATTGGTTCACCATTAGCTAACTGATTAGCACGCTGTTTTCCAACGTCAGTTCCACAAGAACCCCATCCGTTTTCTTCCACATATTTCAAAACCGCCTTAGCGTTGTTTTTAACAGAATCAGGATAGTCAGAATAACTATCAAACATAGTTGGTTTAACTAATGATTTTGATTCGGTTTCTCCTGATACTTGGTCCACATAAGATGGTAAACCACCTACATCATAACCAAATGATTCTTTACCTGGTACTCTTGTATCTGGTTGAGGTAATCCCATAATATCCAAACCTTCAGCACCATCCACTCTACCTTTTGTTACTGAACTTTTGTTTATGATTTCTGTACCTCTACGATATGTTATTTTCTCCCAAATATGACGACAGTTATAAGAACCACGCCATACCATAGCAGATGAACCTAAGTCATTTATAATAGATTCTAAATCCTCTACTCTATAAACCAAGTTCTTACTTAATAAATCCCTACAGAATTCTCTTGTAGTTTCTTTAACTGGCGCACCAGGTGCTTGAGGATTTAGAATATACTTATACCTGATTAGATATTCAGCAGTATCTTCAAATGAAGGTTGATTTGGTGAGGAAGAAACAAAGTCTTCTTTAACTCTTTCCCATCCGTCAGAAAATAACTCCTCTTCCAATTGACCCTTTTGAGTAATCATCTCAGAGTAAGTTAAATCTTGACCATCAGGGATTACAAATTCCTCTGG